TATGTATCCAAATATGATTGAAATACTATAACTAAAATTATGTTATAGTATGGAATATATTGAGTTTTTTATATATAATTAAAATAATTAATAACTATATGGATATTTATAATAATATTATTGATGTTTATAATTCAAATAGTAAAAAAATAATAGAAACATTTGAAACAAAGAAAAATAATGCAAAGCGAAATATGGGTAATATGAATATTCATAGTTTTTATATTATTATATCAATATTAATAATTATGTCATTTGTTTTACCATTAGGACTTTTCTATGTATATCAATCAGAATTTTTTAAAATTATGTTTAATATATCAATGCAAAAAAATATTGTAAATAACTCATCATTAACAAATAATGAATCATTGTATAAATTAAGTAGTGAATCATCACCAATAAATACATCATTAATAAAAACTTCTTTAGAAACACTATCTGATACACGAACTAAATAAAATATAAAACTAATCATTTATAGAATAAATATTAATATTAATAAATAATGATAATAAATTTTATTACAGATAAAAATAATAAAAAATTATTATTAGAAATAGAACAATTATTTAACGGATTTTCAATAAAATATAATATTGGTAACTTTGAAAAAAATATAATTCATTATTTAGATTATAAGTGTAATGGGGCAAATATTAATGTCTTTTATGGTTACATTAATAATCTATTAGTAAATTATTCTAATAATAATATATTTATATATGATAAAAAATACTTTTGTGAAAATTGGAATAATCAGTTACATAATTATAATTTAATTTGTATTAAATCTAATGATGATAAAACACATGATTTAAAATTAAAACAAGAAATACATTTTATTGATTTTTATAATAAAGATATAAATATTTTTTATAAATCAATGTTAAAGCTATGTAAAGAAATTAAATCAGTAAAAATACCTGTAATTAATAATTATATAGAACCCGACGATTTACCGCATATATCGGTATGTATTCCTACATATAATCGTCGTAAATTTATGAAATTAGTAAAATTAAATTATGAAAATAGTACATATCCAAAAGATAAGATGGAATTAATAATTTTAGATGATGGTATTGATAAAGTTGAAGATGCTATTCCTAATGGTGCTAATGTAAGATATTATCATAATAAAGAAAAAAAAACTATTGGTTGGAAACGTAATGAATGTGTGCGATTAGCAAAATATGATATAATAGCATTTATGGATGATGATGATTATTATTATCCAAATTCATTAATAAATCGTGTATGTAATTTATTAAAATCCGAACGTGATTGCGTATTTTGTTCAACTATTGGTTGTTTCCATATAACTAAATTAAGTAGTATAATAAATGCTACACCAATAGATGGACCATTAGAAAATAAAGTAAGTGAGGCATCATTAACATTTAAAAAATCGTTTTGGCATAATAATAAATTTAATAGTGATGATAAAATAAATGAAGGAGCATATTTTATAAAGAATGCTGTTGAAAAATGTAAAGAAATTAGTTGGGAAGGAGTATTTGTACAATTACTACATACATATAATACAATTCCTAAAAAATTAGATTTTGAAGAACGTAATGGTAGTCATTTTAATTTTAGTGACGAAGATTTTGAAACAATTATAAATTTATAATTATTATAATATTATGAGTAGTATTATGAGTAGTATTATGAGTATCTATAAAAGTTAAATTGATTATTATAATTTTATATTTAAGAATAATGAAACACATGTATAAAAAAAATATTACAAAAAAACTACCGTGTATTGTAGATACATTATTAAAATTAAATAATGAACAAATTGAATTATTATCGGATAGTTTATTAAATAAATTAACAAACAGTGATTTAAGAAAAATTACAACACATCCAAATGTAAATTATGAATTAATATTAAAAATAAGATATGTTGACCAAAAAAATTACATATAAATATAACTTATAAATTATATATAATTTATTTATTAGTGTTCATTTTTTTTTATTATAAATAATTAATATGAAATGGAATAGTATTTTAGATAATTGGAAAAATAATAAATATTATAAATATCCTACATATGTAAAAAAAAAATTTATGTGGAATACAAGTGTTATTAAAGATAATGGTAATAGTAATTTTAAAGAAAAATTTAAAATAGAAGATAATTTACCAGAACAACAAAATTTTAAAGCATTTGAATCATATATTAATAAATCTAAAAGTAAATATGTTACATCATTTTTAAATTTGGATAAAGATACTTTATTAATTATACCTATACCTAAAAAAAATAAAAATTATGCAACACTTAAAGATTTTTGCGATAATTCATCAATAACACAAAAAAAATATTTTTGGAAAAAAGTATCTAAATTAGTTAAAAAATTTATGAAAAATGAAAAATATGTATGGATTAGTACACATGGTTTAGGTGTATCATATATGCATATAAGAATAAGTAATAAACCGAAATATTATTTTGATAATGAATTAAAAAAAATATAATATAATTTATTTATTTATAATTAATTTTATTTTTTAATATAAATAGGATTAATAGTCACCTGAGATAATAAAGTATATTCTAATAATCTAATTTTTCTTTTTTGTTTATATTTATTTCTACGTAGTTTTTTTTCCATATCAAGTATATCTTTATTGACTTTTTTAAATTCGGTATAAGTTATTACAGCATTTTTAGCATCAACTTTAGACTTTTTTATTTTTTCTAAAGTTTTTTTGATATTAGGAGGACAACTTTTTTTTCTTCCTAATTTTTTTATTTCTTCAATAGTTTCTATTTTTTGATAATAACATAAATTAGTATCAATAGTAGCATCATTACATAATGGACAATTACTATGATCATTTCTAAACCATTTTATTATACAAGCTGCATGATAACAATGATTACATTCTAATGTATAAGTATTATTATCTTCAGTGTTTATATCTTCATAGCATATACTACATATATTTTCTTCCATTTAATACTTTAAAGATAATTATTTAATAAATATAACTTAATTAAGAAGTATAGTATTATTATTAAAAATATTAGTATTATTATTAAAAATATTAGTATTATTATTAAAAATATTAGTATTATTATTAAAAATATTAGTGTAATTATTTAAATTATGTGTATTACTGTTATTAATGAAATTATTTACATTATTAGTATAAACAAAATTATTTAGAATATTTGTATTATTAGTATTATTAGTATTATTAGTATTATTAGTATTATTAGTATTATTAGTATTATTAGTATTATTAGTATTATTAGTATTATTAGTATGTGTTTTATAATTTTTTGGATATTTAATTTTTTTCTTACATAAGTTTTTCATTAAGACAAATCTAATAAATCTTTTCTTATTATTATTAGATTTTTTGTTTCTATAAATATATTCATTATTTAATGAGTTTAATTGTTCTGTAATCATTTTCAATTTATTAAAATTATGACCAATAATAATTTTTTCATTTAACGTAAGATTTGTATTTATTGGTTTATAATATTTAGGAAATATTATTTTGTTTTGTAGTTCATTAGACAAATAATACATTTTATAATTTTTCATATAAAAATCAATTTTATTATATATGAATTTATATAATTATATGAATTTATTAGTCCACAAGATTTAAGTTCGCATTCAAATAAATTACAATTTAATAATTGTGTAATGACTAATGATACTGAATTAATTTTTAATAAGTACAAATCTAAATGAATATATTATGTATTTAAAGTAATATAAAATATAATTATATATATATATATGTTTAGTGTATTATGGAATAAAATAAAAGATTATAAAAAAACATTATATGTAAGCGCTGGTATAGGTTCAGTAATAATAGGTTTTAGTACAATTGGTTATTTAGTAAAAAAAAATATTTTAAAAATTCCATTAAAATGTGAAAATTAAGTTTATTTATTTTTTGTTTTTGCTCTTAAGTACACATATGAATACCAAATCCAGATTTAATCTGTATATTTTTAATATGACTGTGTGAGCCACCACCGCCATTAAAAGCGTGAAACATTAATTGATTATAAGATGAATCATTTATAAATAATTTAAGAGCATTACTAATAGTAAACTGGACAGGTGTATTATTGGGTGCTTGTCCTGTTGAACCACTAATGTTTGTTATTAGTAAATCATTATTAAAATATATTTTTAATTCATCATCAAGTACTAATCTAATATTGAAAAAGAATGATTGTCCGGGGTCAGTTACACCATTATATAGTAATTTATTTGAACTTACTCTAAAATAAGATTCATGATGCAAACCAGTTGTATCTTTCATCCATATTTGTACAAACTGATAACCAACATAAGGCGCAAATTTTACAAAACATAAATTGTCACCGTTGTCCGGATTTCTAATTCCGACTATAAATACACCACCATCCCCAAATGGATTTGTATGACAAATATCAAAAGATATTTCTGTAAACTTATTTTTATATACTGCTGTTTTATTTTTATGATTATCATAAAGATTAATATATAAATATCCATCTTCGTTTGAGGCGTCTGGGTTCGCAGAATAGGTATTATTCAACCAGAATGGGGCATTTGTTCCTACTAATTTAAAATAAAATCCGTGAATACCGTCTTCATTATATGTAGCAGTCGAGTTGGTAGGTGGCCCTGTATAGTAACCACTTATACTATTTTTTGTATATATAGCTGGACCATCCAATGTAATTTCCATACCACTATAAAATGTCTTTTTATAGTACATTTTTTCTTCAAAACTATCACTTTTGTTGCCAGGGTCGTGGACGGTGGGTTTAAAGTCTAGTGGTAATCCTATATTTGTTCCACTATTAATAGATTTATAATGACCTGGGAAGAAATTAGATATATTATTAAATTCATTATGAGATTTAAATTGTATATCACCATTAACATCTAGTTTAGCTTGTGGATTTTGTGTTCCTATACCAATATTTCCAGTTGCTAATAAACTACCAGTAATATTAGTATCACCATTAACTGTTACACTACTAGTTGTATTTAATGTTGTAAAGTTACCTGTACTTGGAGTTGAATTACCAATAACGGTATTATTTATAAAACCATTATTTATTGTAGTATTATTAATCTCTGCATTATTTGTTTTAACAAGACCTATATCGGTTAATGTATTATTTAAAAAAGATATTTCATTAGGATGTACATTAGTGCTAATTGAGTTATGTGTTATAGTTAAGTTATCAATATTTAGATTATGTGATATATTTAAATTAGATATGATATTTACATGTTGATGTGTATTATTAATTTTTATTAATGGATTAATAGTTGAACCATCAAATGCTGACAAATGTAATTCCTTATTTGAATCTTTATTTAATAATGTTTTTATATTTATTATATCTATAATATCATTATTGGAACTATGTAAAGATATATTATCTTTTGAAGTGCTAGTATCAAGAACTATTAATTTATCTTTATTAATTCCAACTGGAGCATATGTATTATCAGATAAATTAAAACTCATTTATATATATAATATTATATATTTAATATTTTAACATAATTTTAAATAAGTAAATTTTTTAAAAGTTCTTCGAAAAAATGGTGTAAAAAATAATTCAATTAGAATAAACGGTATATACTGTATGTTTATAAAAATAAACGTTGTTGTAGTATTATTACCATTTAATCATTATCAAAATAATTTAGTTTTTAAGAAAAATATAGTTAGTAGTTTAAGTTAGTAGTTAAGTTAGTGCACTTACTAATTTATTTTTAAACTGGTCAAAATTAAGACTCGCTTGAATTATATCAAGCCAATCTATACTAATTTTTTTATTATTATAACTTATATTACCTGTAATATTTAAATTACCAGAAATGTTGACATTTTGTGTTATATTATTTATTTGTATTACGGGATTAATACTATAACCGTCAAATGAAGATAAATTTAAATCATTATTACTATCTTTATTTAATATAGTTTTTATATTCATAATATCTACATTATTATCACTAGTAGAACTATGAAATGATAAATTATCTGTGGAGGTATTAATATTCATAACTATTAATTCATTATTTGAATTTTTTATTCCAACATTTCTAAATGAATTAGAATCATTAAAAATACTCATTAATATTATATAATATATATTTTATATTACTATAAATACATAAATAAAAAATAAATATTTTAAAATTATAAATATTTTAAAATTATAAATATTTTAAAATAAGTTTAAATAATATGTATAAATGTTATATTAAAGATATAAATTATGATTGTAAAATTAAAAGGAGTTTTATAGAATTTAAAAATAATAATAACAAAATAATTTTAAGTTTTTTTGATATTACTCAATGCAAACTAGTAAAAAATATATTAATAATAAAATCTAAAAATATAAAAAATTTTGTATATATAAAAAGTAATAAAATAAAAAATATTTATGATAATATTACAACTAGTATATACAATTTAAATATTGAATTAAATTTACCAGAATTAATAACAAATAAAAACATTAACGATGATTGGATATGTAATATTTGTTTAGATAATAATAACAATTGTGATATAGTAGAAATGCGTTGTTGTAAAAATTACTTTCATTTTAATTGTATATTAACTTTTGTAAAATCAAATAAATTATTTAACTGTCCTATATGTAGAAATAATAGTTGTATATTATGTTTAGGTACAGGATGCTAGATTATTTAATTAAAAATAATACAAATAATTATAAATTGTAATAAATAAAATAATTAAATTATATAAAATAATTAGAATAAAGTTATATATGGAATGTGAAACTATTTGTTACATAAAAAATAATCAATATATTGCAAAACCTATGCGAACATATATATTATTTGATAATTTTATAAATGAAATAAAAATTAGTTATTTTGATATATTAAATATTAGTGAGTATTCAAAAACTTTAATATTAAATATAAATCAAAAAAGAAAATTAATAATTAAAAGTGATAATATTAAATTTTTATTTAGAAATATACTATCACGTATGGATAAATTAGATTATGATGTTGATATTAGTAATTTATTAATAGATGAGAAAAAATGTAATTGTAGTATATGTTTAGATGAAGACAATGATGATTTAGTTATAAAATTAAATTGCTGTAATAATATGTTTCATTTAAAATGTTATACTGCGTATATTAAATCAAGAATAGATTATTGTTGTCCTATTTGCAGATCTAATGAATTAATTACTACAAAAGAATATTGTATAGATATATAGTTTTTTTTATAGTTTTTTTATAGTTTTTATTATAGTTTTATTTTATTAAGTATTGTATTTAAATTTTAAATATTATAATAGTATATATTATGAGTATTAATAATAAATATCAACCATTATATATTGCAAGTGATAATACAATTACAACAGTTGAAAATATTAGTTCAAATTTACAATTTTGCGAAGTAAATAATAGTATAAACACCATTTCGGTTCCTACAATAATAAATCAAAATATTGATGAGGATTTAAATTTAGCAGCATTTGATGGCTCAACTATTAATCCAATAATAAAAATAAATAATACGCATCAGCATGTTAATATCACATCAAATCTAAATATTGCTAGTAATTTAAATATTGAAAATCTTACTATAACACATAATTCTATTAGTACTAATGTACATCCTAAAGAAATATCTTTTTTAGATAATACGTTAAGAGATATAGGTCATGTTAGTACAAAAGGATTTTGTTATGAGGCTTCTACTGGTGTAACTTATGTTGGATTTGATTCAAGTACAAAAAATAATAGAATTCCTCATGAGGGAGGTAATTTTGGCACTAGCTTTAATAGAGTTTTTTATGGAGATGTTTCATATATAGATAATATAAAACGAAATATGCATACTGCTTTAAAAATTTGTCACGCAGATGCAGGTAAAAATGGAGCAGGATGGCATATGGGATTGCCTATAGAGTATGCAAACACTGGGGAGCATGCGCCTGACGCGGACGGAGGTACAAATCTATTTTTTGCAGTTCAATTTAAAAATGGTAACATTAGATACGCAGGTTGGCTTAGATCTAATAACGCGACTGGCACCCTGACGCCAACCGAAATGAATTTTACGGGTCAACACCGATGTGTTCCAAATAATATTAATTATTATAATAATGTAGATAATTTTATTGGATTAATTGTTTATTCTACAGGTGATTATAAAACATATGATACAATTAATGATATTTTATATTCTGATAATAATGCAATTACAATAAATAATTCTTTACCAATAATTGAACTTACAAATATAAAAAAAGAACCTGCTGTATTTGGTATTATTAGTAATAAGGAAGAAGAAAATAGAAATTATTGTGCCGGAAATTTTGTTACTCCTATAAGTAATTTAAATGATGATAAACGTCTATATATAAATAGTTTAGGAGAAGGTGCTATATGGGTTGTTAATACAAATGGAAATTTAAAAAATGGTGACTATATACAAAGTTCTGATATTTTAGGAATGGGAGAAAGACAAGATGATGATATATTACATAATTATACAGTCGCAAAAATCACGTGTAATTGTAATTTTGATATTAATTCATCTAAATATAAATGCGAATCATTTATTGATTCTACTAGTGATAATACATATTTAAAAGCATTTGTAGGTTGTACATATCATTGTGGTTAAACTTTTTAGAAAAAAGTTTTATCAAAAATAAAATATATATAATTATATGTCTTGTTTTTGGGATTCATTAATTAAATCAATTAGTAATGAAGATTTAAATAGTTATTTTGATAATAATAAAGTAAGAACTAATCCGCATAATTTAGCAACTATACTCAAAAATGTAAATAGAAAAACTGTTAATGTATTATGGAATGATACAACATTATCAGAAAAAATGTTAGAAGAAAATATGGAAGCAATTAATAGTTATGATATAAATCAAGTTCAAAATGGATATTATTGTTCTACATGTGATCCTTTCTTATTACTATTAGCAGATTATTTAGAAATAACTATTATTCATAATTATAATAATCATATTATGAATTATACAAATAAAATAAATAATAGATATACTATAAAAATTAATAGTGATAATGGGCATTGTTGGTGTTAAACTTTTTAGTTTTTTTTATTTTTTTTTTAGTTTTTGATAAAACTTTTTTCTAAAAAGTTTATTTATATGGTAAATTACTATGTGAAAATGTAGTCCAGTTTTTAATATTGTAAACTTTAATATCTTTATTATATATGTAATTTAAGAAAACATTTCCGTTTTTATTTTGAAATAAATAATAATTATCAATTGTTTTTATAAATTCTTTATGTACATGTTCACCATTTTTACACAACGTTTTTTGTATATAATCTAATTCTTTAGGATTTCTTATAAGATTTTTAATTACGTTTGTACAAATAATTAAAGTCCAATCATTATCACAAAAATTAATTAAATTTACATTGTAATTCTTAAAATAATGATAATCATTATTAATATTATAATGTTGTCTTATTGGTCTATTAAAATATAGGTTTACATTTTTTCCTAATACACCAGGTCCTGAAAATTCCAATATATATTCATTATTATTTTTCCATTTTTCATTTAATACATTATCTACAATTTCATATATACAATTATACATAATAGGATGTTTAGGGACTATTCCTATAAAAGCATTACATAAATTAAAAGAAGTATATGAATTATTATTATTATAATCAATAGTAAAAATACATTCTTCATTATTTTTTATAATTTTATCAAATCCATTTAAGCAAATCATATCTATATCACAATAAAAACCACCATATACATATAATATACAATATCTCCATAAGTCTGCTTTAAAACCACCCGGAATAATAGAATCATAAGTCAATAAGATATTATTATCAAAATGTTCTTTTATGAATTCTCTACGATCATTATTATCAAATAAATAATAATCATAATCTGGATTATTTTTTTTTATAGAATGTGTTAGTGTTTGCAATACACATGTTAGTTTTTTTGATTCCCATGTTTGAAAAATAATTTTAGGTATTTTATGATTTATAATAGGTTTACTAACAACTAATGGAATATTATTAATGTATTTATATAATGTATTATTTCTTTTATTAATAAAATTTTGTCGTTCATTATATATTTTTAAAACATCTATATTTGGTGTTAATTGAATATTATTATGATATACTATAGGTGATTCTAAATTATATTCTAATTTAAAGTCCTGTGAAGGAAAAATTAATTGACATAAAAAATTATATGATATTTCTATCATACCTGAACTTTTACTATATTTATATTCATCAATATTATATGGAATTATTATATAATGACTTCTTAAAAAAACATTTTTCAAAGTATAAAAATCACTATTTTCATAAATTGTAATATTAAATTCTTTATATAATTCATAAATATTATCCTTATTATCTATTTTTCTATTAATTAAATAAATATGAATATTTTTATTTTTAAATAGATTATTTAAATAATATTTATAATCATATAATATTGTTTTAGCAATAATACAAACGTTAATTGTTTTTTCATTATTTAATATTTTAATTTTATCATCATATGATATTAAATTATAGAAAGAATAAATATAATCAATACTTATGTTTTTAAAATATCTAAAAGCTATATAATTTTTAGAAAAAAAATTTCTATAACAAAAATCATGATTTATAATAATCATATTATCAAATGAAAAATGTTCAAATTTATTATAAATACTATTAAAATATTCATTAAAATCAGTATCAGTTACTAATATAATTTTATCATAAATTATATTGTTATTATAAATTTTACCATTATTGGAGAATGTAAAATTTTTTATTATATTAAAATAATTATTAAAAAATACTTTATAAAAATCTAATATTTTAAAATTATTTAATTCATTACAAAAAATATCTATATTATAATTATATGTTTT